CAAGATTAGCAATAACTCCAGAAGATATTTGGAGAAACTGATAATTCTATGATATACTTCTTTTACATGATTATGTTGGGATAACAACCTAACATTAAAACATCTTCTAAAAACATTCCTGAACTACCACTTGGTAGAGGGTTTGTCCTTTTGATTTTGCGACTTGGTTTAAACTGACTAATCTAAAAATTATAACAAAGACTCGAAAGAGCAAAGGACAAACTATGGCTTACACAGGTGCAACTACTCCGAATGTCGGAACTGACTCAGCAGCAGATTTAAAAAGAGACGTAACTTTAGACGTTTTAGAAGCAAAAGAAAGACAAACTCGTTTTGCGGATTTGATTCGTACTGATACATTAGCTGGTGGGGCTTCTGCTGGTTCATTTATAGTTGAAGGTAAAGAAGATACTACTAATGGTGCATTAGCTACATACCCAACTGGTACACAAGTTAATGTTAATAACGGAACACAAGATGAGATTACTATCGCTCTTGACAGACCTCAATATGAGTCTCGTAGAATTGATAAGTTTGAACAAGCAGTAGCTCGTTATGATACTCTTGCAATGAGTGTTCGTCAATTAGGTAAGAGATTAGCTAATGCTATTGACCGTAAATGTTCAGCAGCAATAGAAGCTTCTTCTTTAGCAACTGGTCTTGTTTCAAATGGTAATGGTACGGTTGTAACAAACACAGCACTAGCTGGTGGTGCAGCAGCAGCAGCAACAGCAGAGCTACTTGGTAAAGAACTTATTGAGTCTATCTATTCAGCAGTAGCAGCAATGGAAACTAATGATGTTGTTGATGAAGTTTATGTTGGTATGAGTCCAACTAACTTTCAGTATTTACCACAAGCACTTACTATTGTATCTTCTGATTACACTAGCAACAATGGTGGTTTAGACATCGGTGATGTTAAGATGGTTGGTGGAGCTACAGTATTTACTTCAAACAACCTACCAGCAACAGCAGGACTTGTTGCATTAGCATTTACTTCTGAAGCAGCAGCAATGGTTAAACTATGGGACATTAAAGTTGATATCAATACTCAAGCAGACTTCCTTGATGCTAAGCTTATTAATGCTTACTTCTCAAATGGTGTCGGTGCTCTTCGCCCTCAGTGTTCAGTATCTATCAAGAATGTTTAGGAACCCCCTAAGCATTTAGATTTTTAGTCCCCATCCAGCCTCCTCTCGGTGGGGACACTAAAGTTTAAAACAAGGATTATCCAATGGCTATTTTAGACCCACAATATGACTCAAGTAAATTCTTCATTGCATCAGTGAATGTTATGCTCCAGATGATTAATGAACTACCTATATCTACGGATGTAGAACTTGCTGAGATACTAGAAGCTCAATTAGCTGCAAGTGTACTTATAGAGACAAAGAAGGAAGTTCTATCTGAAGGATGGGACATAAATAAAGATTCAGCTTATTCTTTTCCTCAAGATAGTAATGGTCATATAACTATACCAGCAAACGTTCTTGATGTATCATCTACTGATGGAGATATCATTATGAGAAACTGGGAACTGTATAGTAAGAAAGACCAGACTGCTATATTTGAAGAACCACAAGAGATGGATGTTACTTGGGATTTAGACTTTAATACATTAACACACCCTCTTAGAAACTTCATTACAATTAGAGCGGCTAGAAAGTTTCAAGCTAGAACAGTTATGGATGTTAATGTTTATGGTTACTCACAGAGTGATGAAGAAGATGCTTATTTAATAGCAAGAAGAAGTGAAGGCAATACTGGAAGATACAATATGTTAACATCTGCATATGGTCAAGACAACTTGGTAATGAGCTAACAATGGCTTTAATATCAAACCAGTTCGATGGCTTATTCGGTGGAGTAAATCAACAGTCTGCTGAACAAAGATTAAATACTCAAGTCGAAGAGATGGTTAATGCTTATCCTACTCTTGATAGAGGTTTACTTAAAAGAAATCCAACACAGAAACTATCTCTTAGTTCTAATATTACATACACTCAAGATATGTATTCTTATGCATATGATAGAGGCTTAGCTGGTGCTGTTGAAGAGAAGTATTCAATAAACATCACTGACGGTAGCATGGAGATAATTAATATCCTTAGCGGTAAGGTTTATAAAGCTGGAACAGGTTTAACTTTAAGTGGTTCCGCTGCGGATTATTTATATCCTTTTAAGGGAGCTAACGGTTACTCAGCCACAACAGTTAAAGACACAACTTTCTTGATAAATAGAGAAGTAACTCCAACTTTCTTATATCAGGATTCAAAGGCTACACCAGCACCAGTTACTCTTTCTACAGCTACATTGCAAATGAACCCATCTACTGAATATGCTCCGTATACGTATTTGACAACTTCGTTTCTTCAGGACAACATAGGATACAATGCTACAACTCTTATAGTTGTTGATGGAAACACAATATATATACCGTCAAACCATACATTCACACAGACATTCCTTGGTGTTGCACCATCTATAACCTATGCTCAGTATTCAACAAGTGTTTTTAATGCAATAACCACAGACCTTGGAACAGGCTACCAAGTTACTTATGATGCTGGAGATGTTATAACTATTAAGAAGCTAGATGGAACTGCTATAACTGTGACATATAGTATAATATCAGAACTTGCTATAGATAAGACTGATTACATAACTTCAATTACAACTAGCTCTGTAGATGAAACTCCTTTTGATGCAGATGTAAGTTATTTTAACACTGGTTATGTTTGGATAAAGTCAGCTAATCCAACTCATGCATACACATACACTGTGACAGTTAACGGAACAGTGTTTAGTACAACACAGACAACAACCACTGCTGCTACATCAGCACTGTCTGATGCAATTGGTGCTCATGCAGATTTTACTTCTAGTTATAATGGAAGTGTTTTAAAGATTATATCCCCTTCTCCAATAGTATCCCTCGATGCTTCGGACACCTATGGAAGTCAGGCTAGTTTTGCATGGATATATGAAATTGTTTCTGCTACAGACTTACCAAAGAATATGGGGTTTGAAAATACGGTAGTTAAAGTAGTCGGAAGTGGTGCTAGTTCTTTTGCAACACATTGGTTAAAGTATAGTGGTTCAGCATGGAAAGAAACTAAAGACCCAGCATATGTAAGTTTATTAGATGCATCTACTATGCCACATATACTTGTTAGAAACTCAGATGATACATTTACTGTAAGCCCTTACACTGAGTGGAAAGATGTGATGGTTGGAGACATTGATTCTAATCCAGCAGCTTCATTTATACAGACAGAAGAAAATGGTTCACCAAAGATTAGAGATATATTTTTCTTTAAAAACAGACTTGGTTTCATTACTGAGAGAACTGTTATACTATCTGAAGTTGGTGAGTACGGTAACTTTTGGAGGACAACTACAGCAGCAGTATTAGATAGTGATTATATAGATGCTACAGTAGATACAACACAAGTTATTTCATTAGAGTATGCAACTTACCTAGAAGACTCAATGCTATTGTTTTCTGATAAGTCTCAGTTTAAACTTCAAGGTGGAAAGGTATTAAGCCCTAAAGATGTTCAAATATCACAGACCTCTTCATATGAAATCAACACGAATATAAGACCTCTCTTTATGAATAATAAGGTATTCTTTTGTTCTGTTAGAGGTGACTATACAGCAGTGATGCAGTATGAAGTAAAGAGTACAAGCACTTCGTCTGAAGCCATAGACATATCAGCTCATGTGCAAACATATATACCAAGTACAGTAACTAAGCTTTCAGGAAGCTCCATTAATAATATGTTGTTCCTTACCAGTGGAGATACTGATGATACGGTATGGGTTTATAAGTATTATGACAATGGTGCAGATAGAGTTATGTCAGCTTGGTTTAAATGGACTTACAATGGAACTATTTATAATGCATTCAGTCTAGGAAGGAACCTTAATATACTGATAAAAAGAAGCCACCAATTAGCAGCTACAGATTGGGTTATTGGTTCTGGCATTTGGGATAACTCGAAGCTGTGGAATAACTCGAAGCTGTGGGTAATGGATAGTAACAGTCTGACTAGTGTTAACCAGCTTGAAACATCTCCTATATTTCCACAAGAATATACTGGTAACTTCTTAGATGACTTTACAACTGTTGATAATGAGACTATAATACCGACAGTAGTTAGATTGGGAGAATGGGTTCAAGGTGGTAAAGGTGGTAAAGATATTCGTGGACACTTAAAGTTTAAGACAGTTCAGATTTCTAGTGAAGATAGCAGTGAATTTAACTTAGAGGTTGAAGATGTTGCTAGATTAACCACACGAACTATAAAATCTAAGTATACTGTTAACCGTAAACCAATGATTTATGGGGATGCAAAGAACATTAGAATAAGTATTACCAACTCTGAAGAAAAAGGATTTAGAATTAATACAGTAAGTTATGAAGGTGCATTAACCAAACGGGATTCAAGGAGATAACATGGCAATACAATCAAGTTTTTATAGTGGGACTGCTTTAGAAAGCAGAACTTTCCCTTCAACTAAGCATATAGCTACTAAGCAACATTTAGCGGTATGGAGACAATTAGTTTCTGATAGCACTTGGGTTCAAGTAAGTATTACAGAGTACCAGTTAATCAATAATGCTTGTACTTTAAATGGATTATTAAACCAATCTATATACAAACAGATAGAGGTTCGTGTTGCAGATGAGCCAAACGAGCTAACTAACAGCCCAACAGATATTGCTGTGGTTGCTGGAGTATCACCAGAGATAGTTATTGTAGCTGATATAAGCACAGAGGTAGTGACACTTGCTGGTGTAGGCACAGCTATAACAAGCTTGTATATGGACAAGGCAACACTTGATTCATTATATGATGATAAAGAAACTCTTGATTCTATTAACTCAGATAAGTCTACATTAGATAGTCTATATACAGATAAAGCTAAACTTGATTCACTATATGCAGATAAGGCTACCTTAGACAGTTTGTTCGCAGATAAGGTTAAGCTAGATGCTCTATACGAAGGTCTACCAGCTGGGGATAGTCTATATGCAGACAGGGATAAGTTAGATAGCTTGTATGCAGATAAGATAACATTAGACTCTATCTATGATGATAAGGCAACACTAGATAGTCTATTCGCAGATAAGCTTAAACTAGATGGACTATATGCTTCTAAAACAGCAATGGATAGCTTGTATGTTGACAAGGCTACACTTGATTCACTATTCGCAGACAAGGTTACTCTTGATAGACTATATACAAGTATATCTAATATGGATACAGTTGGTACTAATATAGCAAGTGTAGATACTGTCTCAACTAACATAGCAAGTGCTAACACAGTAGCTACAGACCTAGATAAACTAATTGGTACTAATCAACCCACTGACAGTGCTATTCTAAATGCATTGACGAACGCTACAAACTCAGCAAACTCCGCTACAAACGCTCAACTTTCCGAATGGGAGGCAGAAGCATCTAGGTTAACTGCTACTAGCTATGCGGTAGAAGCAGAAAACGTCCTAGTAAATCTGGTCACTTCCAATGGTGATGGTACCTACACGTATACACCACAAACAGGTGTGTATAGTTCATTACATTATGAATCTAAAGCTACAGTATTTGACCCCGCTCTCTATCAAACTAGAAATGAGGAGGGTGTAGCTAATGGTTACGCTTCTCTTGATAATACAGGTTTGGTACCAGCTAGCCAACTACCTAGTTATGTGGATGATGTAATCGAAGTAGCAACATATGCTGATTTACCGTTAGGTACTATAGGGTTTATTTATATAGTCGTAGCTGATGAGACTAAAGGTGGAGATACTTCTACTTATAGATGGACTGGAAGTGTATATGCACTGGTGAGTAATACATTAACGTCACTAGACGTTAAGAACTTATACGAAGGTAATACTGACACTAATGTGTATACAGATGCTGAGAAAGCTCAGGTAGCTGTTACTGAAACTAGTACACAATTGGATAATAGAGATACTGCTAGCAGAAGCACTGACAATCATACAGATGGCACGACTAATGGTGTATATACATTAGCTGAAAGAGCTAGACTATTAGCTATAGAAGATAGTGCGACTGCTGACCAAACTGCTAGCGAGATAGAGACCCTATATGAAGGTATAGCAGATACAAACAAGTATACTGATGTAAATTCTGCGACGGTTAGTAAGGTGAATAATACTGCTGTAACTTCAATAACATTTAATGCTGACGGTACAATGACCGTAGTAATACCATAAGGATAATAGATGGAAACATTTAATTTTAGACCAATAGAGACACAAGATGTAATAGACAGTAACTTACTTAATAGCAGTTTACCTTACTCAGGATACACAGCAGTAAGCAAGAAGCTAGATAACTTTATATTTAAAGAAGATGCTGACTTTACTTATAGTGTAGCTGATAAGAATAGATTTGTTAAGTTTGGTGATACTGTTGTTGATACTTATGGTGAAGAGTTAATAGCTTCATTGCTTCATAATACAGACAATGGGAGTGTAACTGTTATTGAGAACACTGATAACTTAATCCATTTTTCTACATCAGGAGATGGTAGAATATACTTACCCATGAACTTTACAGAAGGACGAACATACTCAGTTTCAATCAGTATCGAAAATCTAAGTTCAACATATCTAAGAATAGACACATCCGATTTGACTGCTACAGGAAGTGCTGCCTTTAACGACTTCATACGAGAATCAGAAACAGGTAGGTACACAGCAGTCTTTACTGCTTTAAGAACGATATCTGATAACATTTGGATTAGAACAGAGTACTCAGGAGAGTTTAAAGTCTCAAACATCTCAGTAAAAGAAACTCATCAAACAGCCAACTTTGAAAATGATGTACCTGATGTTAGAGTAGAAGGTAATACAGCACAGAGTACTGAGTTGGTAACTAATGGTAATTTTGATACTGATAGTGATTGGGCTGGTGACTGTTCAATAGTCGATGGGAAAATGGTTTGTTCTGTAGCCTCTACAACTATCGGTTCTCAAGCAGGAGTGATAGATAGTGTAGGTAGGTATATTGTTTCATTTGATATAGTAGATTATACTTCTGGTTCACTTTCTGTAGCCCTCTATAATAATGCTTACGTGTATTATGGGGACTTCTCATCAGTAGGTAGACATACTGTAATTCTTGACAATCAACCTTTTACACAGTCAAACATTAGGTTGCGTTCGTCTACTGGTAACTTTATAGGCTCAGTAGACAACATCTCAGTAAAAGAAGTCCTACCAGCAGCAGTAACAACAGCGGCTATCTCTAAAGGTGATTATGTTGTATTGGATAAGGAAGAGTTGGTTACTAATGGTACATTTGATAATGATAGTGATTGGACAAAAGGAACTGGATGGACTATTGGAAGTGGTGTAGCAAGTTGTGATGGTACACAAACAACTCTTAGTTATATACATAATGCATACACTTTTGAAGATGGAAAAGACTACCATATATCATGTGATGTAACAGCTTATACTGCTGGTAGTGTATCAGTGTACTACCATGATGGTGTAACACAAAGAGGAAAAGTATTATCGAGTACTGGTAGGTCTACTCTTAAATTTACTGGTGATGGCACATCTAATCCTTTTGGTGTTGAAGCAAGTGTTGATTTTATAGGTTCAATAGACAACATCTCAGTACAACAAGTATCAGACACATATAGAGCTACTAGAGATACAGCTGATATGTATGATAGAGATACTACAAGTACAAGCCCTAACTGTACGAATGGCGAAGTTATCTATAATCTAAGAACAGATACCGGTATACAATACCATTACTACCTATGTACAACCTCTACTGGCACACCTCCGAGCACAGTGAATTTTGGGGCATCTTTTAAAGACCTCGGCACAGCCTCAGCAATGAGCCTAGACAATCCATACTTCCAAGATAGAACAGACATAGGAGTAACCAATCAAGTTCTTTCATCACATACATACAATACACTTACTAATGCTTATGAAGGTATTACTACAGAAGTATTATTTGAAGATTGTTATGCTGTAGAGTCTACTAAGACTAGTATGTTAAAGAATGGATTCTCTCAAGTAAGTGACTTCTTGTATATTAAAGGTACTAAGTTATATTTACCAGTTGGTAGATGGCAAACTCTTAATAAGGGAGCATACCATCCTTGGTTGAATCCTGATGGTGTAGGTAAACTACAGATTAGTAGTGGTGGTAGCCATACAGATTGGTATAGTGCAACTGTGATGCCTACATATTCTGTAGCTGATACATTCTTAAACAAAACACTATATTCAACAACATCTTACGACTTTACTGGAATAGCTACAACTAAAGTATCTGCTGGAATTAGACCAGACTCTAAATTCTACGACATAGTATACCAAGACCAATTCATAGACATGAGAGAATATGCTAAAGACTTAACAGCTAGTGAGCAGATGTTGGTTAAGAAAGATGGAGATGTTAATGGTGTTGAGGATAGGGTGGTAATAGGGACTATTCACTATGAAACATTAGTCACACATACTACTAATTTAATGACTTTAACACTTGGTGTAACGACTGGCATTGAGATAGGTGACATTATGTATCATGAGCAGACTGATGGCTCTTTTGTTAAGCTTCAAGTTTCAACTTATGAGCCTACTCAAAGTACAGTTGCTTGTGTACCTTATGATAACCCTGATGGAACTTGGACAAGAACACAAGGACTATTAAATGTATCAACACTTACTCTACCTATAAACTCACAAGGTTCCAAACTATCAAATGATTGGATAGGAAATCCTACTAACTATCCTCAGAATGTACTAGATAGATTAGCTAGTGGTGTTAGTTGTCACTTTAATCCATTATTGGTCGGACAAGATGGAACTGATTACACAAGTGGTGTAATTTATCCAATAGCTAAAGAAAAGAGTATAAAAGTTGATTTTAATGTATTATATAGGATATCTGATTCAGCTTATTTAAATGTTTGGGGTATGGTTATAGATTATATGAGTAATGAGATGACAGGAATAATTAGTAATGAATATATTGGTATAGCTTCTTACACATCAAACAACAACCCAGCTCAACAAATAGACCCTCTACCAGTAGTAAGTGTTACTGATAAAGTGTTTGCTTCTAATAGCCATAGTATCTACAAAGGTGCTAATGTTGGTAATATGCTAGGTAAGATAGCTGTAGGAAGTGAGTATGAGAGTAAGGTGTTGGAGAATACTGAGACAGGTAAAATCATACATACCTATATTAATAACAATGCCGAGCCTTTTGACCTATCAGATGGGATGCTACTATATATGAAAGGATACCAATCTAGTGATGGTGTATTTGAATATACTTATGGGACACCAGTAGATAACTATACACCAACCGATGATGCAGATATTGATTCGTATGGGAGGTTTACTAGACTATCGCATAACTACCTATCAACTACTCCTAAGCATAGCCCAATAATACTAGATGCAGACAATGGTGCTAAGTGGTTTGAAACTATATGCAAAGATAGTGATGGTACTGCATGGGCTGTATGGAATATGGAAGAGTTGAACTATGATGTTACATTTGGAGAAGATGGTACTTTCTCTCAACTCACAAATGGGACACTTACAGACCTGAATGGAAACAGTGTAAAAACTGGTGTGTTCGGTAAATGTCTTAACTATAAGATTAAAGGATAAGATAATGCAAGATGAATATGATGTTTTGTTTCCTACTATGAGGTTGGATGACTTATCCAAAAGTATAGTATGAAAATATTTATAGTCCCTAAATACATCTTGCCTTTTGGCTATGGTATCACTATCAATAAGTGGGCTATAGCTAGAGAAGATTCAGAAGATTTACCTTATGTAATTGCACATGAGGTATATCATGTTAAGCAGATAGAAGAGTTAGGTTTCTTTAAATGGCTATATAGATACTTTAAAGAGCTATATTATGTAGGATATAAAGATAATAGGTTTGAAGTAGAAGCTAGGGCTTATGGTAAAGAATATAAACATGAATACAAGGATTACAAATGAAAATACAATCAGATAAACAGTTACACTTCTTAGGAAGTATGGCACTAATGTTTGCAGCCTATCTATTACTATATAATATCTCACTTGCAATTATGGTTGCATTATCTATAGGTATATCTAAAGAGCTTGGATGGGACTTATGGATGAAGAAAGGTACACCTGATATATATGATATGGTTGCTAATCTCTCAGGTGTTTTGTTTGCTGTTGCATTTATATTTATAACTATAGGTATAAGATAATGGGCTTCATGGATATATTTTCAACCAGCTCTATAGACACTGCGGTTAATGCAATAGTATCTACTGGTGATGCTTTGGTGTTTACGGAAGAAGAGAAGAAAGAGCTAAATAAGAAAGCTATAGAGTTCAAGTTTGAAACACTAACCAAGAATGGTAACTTTCAACTTGCTCAGAGATACTTAGCTGTATTGTTTGCTGTAAACTTCTTTGCTGCATTCTGGGTAGGTGTACTTATATACTTCTTCAATGAACCAAAACTAGATGGGTATATGGAGCTTGTAGCAGTCTTTAACTTAGGCTGGATAGCAATGGCTATATTCAGTTTCTATTACTCTGGTGGATTCATAGAGTCATTTAAGAAAGCAAGAACTAAATAGTTACGATATAATAACAAATAAATAAAAGGATTATTGTGCTTGAGTCTATTATAAGTTTTATGAACGACCCTAGTGGTATAAAGACATTAGGTAAACAACTCAACTCTAGTAAGTATCAAGTAATTGCAGAAGTTAGAGAAGGGTTTGATGAACTTAAAGAAGAACTAGCTAAACCAATGCAACAAGTAATGGCTGAGTATGAAGCAAAGCTAAAGGCTGCTGAGAAGAAAGCTGAGTTCTATTGTATGTCATTAACCAATATAGGTGATGTAATACCTGATATGTTATGGTTCAAGTATACTGATGGTAAGTATGCTTATGCTAATAAAGCCCTTAGAGATGGTTTGCTATTTGATGATGCACCAATAGGTAAGGATGATATGACAATAGGTGCTAGAGCCATAGAAATATTTGGTGTAGACAATCACGACTTTGGAGGGTATTGTGCTGGTAGCGATGTTGTTACGATAGAACACGGACACAGAAAGAGATTTATTGAATATGGAGTTAGTGGTGGAATCCCTCTAGTGTTAGAAGTATTTAAGAATGTAGTAAGAGATAAGAATGATGAAGTTATAGGTACTGTTGGTTCAGGCAGAGATATTACACACATGATTTTCACAATGTTAGCATTAGTTGAATGCCACTCTGAAAGTCCAGCTGATAAAAACTCTCAAGTTTTAGCTAACTCTTTACTAGATGCATTTCTTGACTTATATTTATATGAGAACACTGGGTCAGGTGTTACTCTTCAAAGCTTCTATAACACTCATAAGGATAGGTACCATGAACGATAGTATCAATATAGAACAGTTAAAAGAGTTCTTAGAGTTTAGGATTAAGAATGTGGAGAACAAAGTAGATGCTATCCCAATAAAGATGGAGAAGATGCATTCACAGCATTTAAATAATGATGAGGCTCAGTCATTGTCTATACAAGGCATAGGTGATAAAGTGAACCTAATATGGAAAGCTATTGGAGTTGTTTTAATAGCTCTGGTTAGTGTAATAGCAAAGGTGGTGGTAGGATGAAATCAAAAACATTCAAAATATTTGAATTAGTTCCAGTACATTTATATCAGATAGTGCATGAAGATTCACTATGGGATATGATGGATGACAAGTTGATTGAATCTATAGACTTATTAAAAGAAAAGTTTCCAAATGGTACAATGGTCATAAATAATTACCAATGGGGTGGAGAAAGGGGATGGAGTGGTCTTAGAACTAAAGACTCTAAATACTATTCAGAAGGTTCACAACACTCAATAGGTAAAGCTGTAGACTGTATCTTCTCTGAGTATACTACAGAGGAGATTAGAAATTATATCCTGTATCATCAGGATGAGTTTCCATATATAGGTGGCATAGAGATAGGTGTATCTTGGTTGCATTTAGATGTAAGAGATAGAAAGAATAATAGAATACAACAATTTAAAGGATAAAGAATGGCAACACCACTAGCACGAACACTATGGTCACAGATAGTAAACCTAGTTTCAACTGGACAGAATGTATCAGATAGTTTAGATACTGCATTCACTAATATTGACTTAGCGATAACTCAAGTAGATGCAAATACAGATGCAATAGCTGAATTAAACGCAAGTCATACAGAACTAATTACTGCAACGAGTTTAGCTGCTTCACAACAGCCAACAGTTGTTGACTCTCCTATTCAGGTTGAGTTTGGAGCATTCCAGACTACTGATGATGTTGACTTGTCTGCTCTTGGAGCAATTACATTTAAAACAGCTGGAGAGTATATAATATCTCCATTCTTTCAGTATGGAAGAAGTGGTTCTACTGGAACATCTTTTCTATTAAATAGATATTTAATTAATGGAACACAGATAGGTAATTCTCTAGCTTCTAAAGTAGATAGTGCTGATACGCTTGTACCATGGTCTAGCTCAATACAATTTACAGCATCAGCTAATGATGTATTAACTATTGAAGTAATGAGAGATAGCACTGGAAATAATTCAGGTGGTTTGTTTTCTGCAACTCCAGCAGTAGCCAGCTGGGCTTCTGCTCCATCTGCTGCTATACAGATTTATAAAATAAAGGAACATAGTAATATTCAATAGTATCCACTTCGGTGGGTATTATGATAAAATTACATTAAAGGATATTTTATGGGACTAGGTGACGATTACGGAACAGTAGGTAACCCTTATAATTTAGATGCTGCTGGTACATCTAGAGGAGTTAAAGCAGGTTCAATTAGCAAGCAAGGTGGTAGTTCATCATATGCTGGTTATGCTGCTGCAATACAAACTGCTAGTGCTGTTGCTCAAGGGTTTGCTGAAACAGATGCATTTAAAGCACAACTAGACTTTAACTTTGAATCAGCTATGCAGAATGCTGGTAATGCTATGACAAGTTTTGAACTTCAACAGGTGAAGAATGCTGAGCAGATTAACAACATAAACCATGTACTAGGTGATAAGCTATCTGAGAGAGGTTTAATAGCCATGAAAGAAGAAGCACTACTTAGAACAGCAGCTGCGGAAACTGGTACATCTGGTGGAACTACAGCTATGGCTATTAAGGAAGCTTTTATTACTGAGAACATGGATAGAGCTAATATCATATCTGCTAGTAATGCAACTAAACGAAATGTGTTTATGAGTATGGATACAGCTCAAGTACAGATACAGAACAAGATTGATTCAATACTACTAGGTGGAACAGCTGTAGGAACTAACTCTATTGCAGCTGGTATGGCTGGTGGATTAAATGTAATGAACCAAACATTAAGCATGATTCCAATGTCTGAAAGAAGTAAAGCTTTCGGTATTGCACCAACTAAAGGATAACTAATGGCTACAACTCTAGCTTCTCTCGCAGGAACCAAACAAACAACTCAGGTGCAAAATGCCAATAGTGGAGCAGTAGGTTCTGCTGGAGGTTCTTCAATTCAGGCTACTAAGAGTGTAGACAACTCAGCTAAATTATGGAACGACATAGGTAAAGGCTCTGCTAATGTAGTACAAGAAATGCAACAAGCTTCTAAGTATGCTGGTGAAAGAGTTGGTACAGATAACCTAGTTGAGTATAAGTCAGGCATGAACCAAATAGCTGCTTATTATGCAGACCAGCCACAGACATCTTCCATGATGGTTGCTAAGAGTAGAAATGAAGAAGCATTATATAAAAAGCACATGACTAAGGGTCACTTTGGTGATAATGAGCTAGCTAATCAAGCTTTTAAAGATACCTATGCATCACCAGCTTACGACAACTTATTAAGAAACCAGACAGTTAATAACACTAAGAAGGTTGCATTATTCAAAGATGAAACCAAAAGAGATGTTACACATGAAATTGAATTTCTAGGTGCTGATATTAGTGCTAAGAATTTAGCAACATACAAACAAAGATATAAGACTGCTGGACTAGACCCAGAAAGTGTTACTTCTTTATATTTAGCCGCTGCTGGAACAAGCTTAGAAAAAGAGATGAATACTAATCATGCTGTCTATTATGATAAAGCTGGTAACATAAATCAAGAGTCCGTTAATGCATTGGTTAATGAGAAATACAAACTTGTATTAGGTACTGATAACGAGAAGATAGCTAGTGATTTAAGCTCAACTAGACAAGCAGCTGATACATTCATTAAGAAGCAAGCTAATGTTGCTCACACAGCCTATATGAGTCTTGCAACAAGTAAAGCTCACAGTTTAATTCATAAAGGCAAACCATTCACTGATGACAATGGAGTTAACCATCACTATGTTGGTAGTGGAGAAGAATTTCAAAGAGAGATAAAAGAGAACTTCGGATTACTGAATGAAGTTGATAACGAAAAGATAATGCAAATCTACAGAGAAGAAACTAAAACAGCTGGTTCTAATTCTTATTTGGTTACTGACTTCGTTACGAGACACAAGAGAGAAGTGATTGATTTATTAGATAACAACAAGCCAGTTAAGCCTGAAGCAGTTGAGAAATTCGTTTCAGAGTCTACTTGGATGTTGGCTTCAAATGCATTTACTCCAGCTGATAAACTTAGAATAAACAAAGTGTTGAAAGATGCAACCATAATCAAAGAGAATAATGACCAGATTGGTTCAGAGATACAAAGTGTTATAACTGGTAAGTTAAGCATTAAAGATGCTAAGAGAAATGTAGAGGAGGGTACGACTAGAACTGCTCAAGATGGAAACACTTATGTAATAAAAGATACTCAGTATGATAACATCTATAAGAATGAAATAAGTCTAACAGCAACCAACCTTAGAAGCAGTGATGTGACTACAGATGAAGGCAAGAAGACTTTTCAACAAACTCTATATAAAGCTGATGTATTACAAGAAACATTAGATGGTGGAACTCCAAAGATATTTGACTTCTATGATAAAGTAATTAAAGACAAAACTAACATCTCTACAATGTCTGGAGATGAGATTAGACAATTTGTTCAGTACGGAGATTATCAGTTAACCGCAAATGTAAACCAGTTCGCTGGATACCAGAGAAACTTAGCTGTTCTGGCTAGCCACATTAGAGAACTAGATAAAGACACTGAAATGCCTACAGCAGAAAAAGAGAATGCTATTAAGGATTTTGCTAGAAGCACACTAGACTGGCAGATGACTCCAAAGAATGCTATAACTATGTGGAATAAAGCACTTGATGATGTTAAAACTGGTAACAACTATATGATGACTACATTCAACTCAAGAGGTGCAACCAACCTTAATAATGTTCTTCAAAGTGTTTATATGGGAGAATACAACGAAGATGATATTGAGAAGTTTGTAGATAGTTATGAGTTCTACGACTTAGTTAGTGGAAATATTACTAGAGATAACCAAAGAGTTCTACTTCCGAAGAGCATGACTAAAGGTAAGTTTGATTTTCTTATGGATACATATTTGAAGGCTGAAGGTATCGACAAAGGAGATGTTATGCTTGAAGCATTTAGAAGTCATGGTGCTAGTGGTTCTATTAACATTGGTTATAGAGTTATGTATAAAAGTGCTAATGGTCAAGTAAAGAGTCTAGGCGATATAACTATAGATGCCTATAATAAAAAGAAATAGGATTTAATATGGCAGAGCCACAAGAAAACAGAGACTATACACCACTTGAGTCTAGCTTTAGTACAGACTTCAATCTAGGTGGTGGTCTTACTAGCCAAGTAGATAAAGTAGAACAAGAACTAGATAACAAAGAAGAAGTAGCTAAGAGGAATGAAACTCTAGCAGAAGGCAATATAGATAACCAAGTTACTATGGAGCCTGACACTTTCAAGTTTAGTTTAGAGAGAGATAAGGCACTAAAGAAGACAGCACTAAAATCTAACTGGTTCTTCGATTGGTTAGATGAGGCTGAAAGAAGTGATAGATTTGCTCAAGCTGATACAACTGGAGATAGTATAGAGATAAAAGATACTCTAGCTCACTCTATTTTAAATGAACAGCGATTACCACAAGAGTATATGCCATTAATAAAAGGTAGTAAAACCATTGATGGTTTACAGGCTAGAGTTGACTGGGCTAAAGAAGATGCAGAGACTAATGGTTATATTGGTAAAGCATTAACAGAAAAAGAAATAATGTTAACCACTGTAGCTTCTAGTCTTGCTACTCCAGATGTTGTGGTTGGTATTGGTGCTCCAGCACTTCTGTATAAGACAGCAAAGACAGCTCAATCTATAGCTAAAGGTTCTAAGGTTGCTCAAGTAGCAAGTTCTACTCCCTTCATAGCTGGTGCTGAATATGGAACTGAGACAGCTATTAACTTTTGGCATTCAGCAGTAAGTGACGAATACAACATGATGGATGCAGCCATAGATACATTAATATATGGAACAGCTGGAACATCACTAACTAGATTTGTAACTCCTAAGAATATGGAAGAGGTTGCAGAGAATGGAAGAGTATCAAAGTCTTTCGAGTTACCAGCTCCAACGGAGAGATTATTACTACCAGCACCAAAGACAGCAGAGGTTATAACTCCAGCGGCTAAGGCTGAAGCTAAAGCTGTTGATGACATAGTTACTGAAGTAGTATCTCCAGCAGAAAAACAAGCTCAGAGAAACATTCAGATAAAACAAGAAGAAGCCAGAGAGTTTAGAAAGCAAACTATAGAAGCTCCTAAGCAGAAACAATCTGAAATACAAGCTAAGATAGATGCAGCTAAGGCTAAACTAGATGAAGCTGTAGCTGAACCAACTTCTACTAAGTCAAAGATAACTAGAAGAACTAAAGCCATTGCTAAACTAGAGAAAGAAATAGAAGCAGTTAATGAAGAGTTGAGACTTATAGATGAAGGTCATTCTAAAACAATGAAGGAATACTCTGATAAGATTATAGATATTCAGAAGTCTATTGATGAAGCTCCCAAGAAAGCTGAAGTAGATGAAATGTTTAACCATTACTTAGCTGAGCCTAAACAGCATATAAAGGCTATAGAAGACTTCGTTAAGACTAATCCTGACAAAGAGTACCTAGAAGGAATTAGAGGTCATGTAGAAGGCATTAGAAGTAAGTTTCCAGATGAAGTAAAAGCCATAGAAGATATGATTAGTTCTAAAGTTGGTAATACTAAGGTCTTGAAGACTGAGTGGTACAAGAAACTAAGTCCTCATAATAAGAAGATACTTGTTACTGCTGGTGTTCTTGGTGCAACTGGAGCTTCTGCAAGTGATGGAGATGATGCTGGAACAATGGCTACTGCTTTATTACTCACTGTGCTGGCTGTATTTGGTCTTGCTAACAGACAAGCTATTCATGCATTGGCTACTTCAAAAACTGGAGTTGGTGGCAAGAT